GTAAAAGCGAAAAATTACAGGTGTATACATGGGATTCAAATTATCAATAATATTAGGTGGTTTATTGCTAGTCACTGCTAGTGGTTCATTTTGGTATATTGATAGATTACAAGACAATATCTCAACTCTTAAAGGCAATCAGATAGCCTTAGAAAGTTCTATAGCACAACAAAACGAATCAATTAAAACCTATCTTGCGAACCAAGAGAAGGCACAAAAGCAGATACAAGCAATAGAAAAAGAAAAACAGGAAGCAGTAAGAGAAGTAAACAAACTACGAACAACCTTTGCAAAACATGATTTAGATAATTTAGCATTGAGTAAACCTAAGTTAATAGAAAACATTGTCAACAAAGGCACAAAAAAAGTCAAAGAAGAAATAATATCATTAACAGACCCAAATCAATTTGAAAATTAATGTCAAAAACGAATATTTATGGATGTTAAAACCTTTAAGTGAAAAATCAAAAAAGATTAGAGACAAAGCGAAAAAGCAGGAAGCCAAAATGGTAGGACTTAAATTAAAAAATATATTTGTATTAATATCAGTTATGTTGATTACAAATTGTTCAATGATGCCTAGTGCAACTAAGCCTGTAGAAGTAGTGACAATTGCAGAGCCAGTTCCTTTATATCATCCCCCTTTACCCCTAGAAGTTGGGTTGGTAGATATTGACTGGGAAATATTAACTCCTGAATTAATGAAAGAGTACCTAGTAGATTACGAGAATGGCTCTGCTCCTGCCATTGCATATTACTCATTAACTAGTAAAGAATATGAAAATTTATCTATGAATATGGCTGAGATCAAAAGATATTTAAGAGACACACTGTCTATAGTCAAATATTATAGAGATTATGATAAAGAAGATAATGATGAAGAAAAGGTGTCAGAGAAGAAATAATTTGCTACCATTTAGTTTCATTCATTATATAGGAGATTAATATGATGGGAATGATAGGAGAATGGTTAGGAATAATCACAGGTGTTGTATGCGGTGCATCCATTATTTGTGCTTTAACTCCATCACCAAAAGATGATGCCATGATTGGAAAACTCTATAAAATATTAGAGATGTTGGCATTAAATATTGGCAAAGCTAAGAAGTAATTAGCTATGTCTGAATCAGTCACGCCATTTGTATACAACGCTATACTAGAAAGGGTAATAGATGGAGACACCATAGATGTGACTCTTGATTTAGGCTTTAGTGTCAAACTCCACAAACAAAGAGTGCGATTAGCAGGAATAGATACACCTGAATCACGCACAAGAAATTTAAAAGAAAAAGCACTTGGTCTTAAAGCAAAAGATAGACTTATAGAACTATGCGTAGGTGCTTTTAAAGTTCAATCACTTGGAAAAGGCAAATATGGAAGAATCCTAGGAATACCTTATGATGAAAATAGTAAAAGCATTTGTCAGATACTTATTGAAGAAGGACACGCAGTTGAATACTGGGGTGGCAAAAAAACAGCCAAAGTCAGAGATGACGGAACATGGGGAGAATAATATGAAAATATCACAAGAAGGAATTTCACTAATCAAAAAGTTTGAAGGTTGCAAATTAGAAAGCTACTTATGTGCTGCTAATGTTCCTACAATTGGTTATGGCTCAACTAAAGGTATAGAAATGGGCATGAACATATCACAAGAACGTGCAGAAGAATTATTGTTACAAGACTTAGAAGTGTATGAAGATGCTGTTAATAAAGCAGTAGAGCTACCACTTCATCAACACCAGTTTGATGCTTTAGTATCTTGGACATTTAATCTAGGTGGTGCAAATCTTAATGCATCAACAATGCTTAAAGTTTTAAACACAGGTGCTTATGAAGATGTACCGCATCAAATTAAAAGATGGAACAAAGCAGGTGGCAAAGTTCTTGAGGGATTAACTAGAAGAAGATTAGCTGAATCATTGTTATTTGAGGGCAATGATTGGGAGCATGTTTAAGTCAAGATATGAGCCTATGCTCTATTTTGCAGTTGCAATAATAACTTTATACATAATAAATATATGGCTTTAAGTAAAACACAAACAAAAAGATTAGGTGGAATACTCACGCTTATGTTTGGTGATGAAATACCTAGTGATTTATTAACTACCTTAATTACAGATGGTTTTATAAAAGTGAATGGACAAAATTATGATCTCACTGAAAAAGGTCTTGACGAAAAAAATCGTCTTTGTACTTTAGCTGGTTTAAATATTATGTATTCTTCTGAGAAGAAATAAATTTCAAAATAAACAATATATCCTGTTTTTCTTTTAGTATCTTCTCAATGACCTTTAGTTCTCGTTCTGCTTGTTTTACTTCTTTATCAATACTCAACTATTCATCACCCCTGAAACTTAATGTAATTCCTTGTCATATATATATCTTTCAATTTTTTGATAATGTTCAACCAATGCAGTAGCTATTTCTATACTTTCATCTTTTTTAAGATTTTTTATTAAGTATTCTGCTTTATTCTTTTCTCTATGACTTAACTCTTTATTTTTGTGTGCATATCTTATACACCTTTGTATGAACTCTATGTCTGCACCACTTAAACTTTTTAACATAATTACCTCTTATTAATTAACAAAAACATTTTCTTCTAATTTCTTAAAACCCCACATTTTTCTAAATATAAATTCAGCTTCATCAAGGTTTAGTTTTTTTTCTTTGTATTGTTCTCTTTCAATACAATTAGCAACATACCATCTGTCAAAGTTGACACTATAAGGTGCTGTATCATCATATAAAAATTCATTCATTTTTTACCCCCTTCGTTTAAAATTTCACTAAGTCTAAGTAGTAAAGTTTTATGTTGTTCATAATTTAGCACTGATTTATCATGCAATTCAACTATTTGCCTATGAATATCAATAGCCATTTTATGAAACATTAATTTATTATTCACTGGTTTTTTTCTATAATCGTCAAGATTAACTATTTTACTCATGATCTTTCTTGTCCTCTATTATGTTGTTTTGCATATTTAACCAGTCTATATCTTCTTCTTCTACTTTGCTGTCAAAGTAATAAAATATTGTTGCACAGGTTGTTCTCCACATTGTGTCTATGAAGTTATCTAGTTTTTTTATAATTTTAATCATCTTTTAATCTTTCTAATATCTCATCCGCCATATCATTAAATGTGGTTAGCTCTCTACTACTCATAGATTCCACAAACTGACCTGATTCTAACCACTTTGGATTAAATCCTATCTTGGCAAGTTTAATCTTGAGCTTAACTTCAAACTCTTTTATTAATCTGTCCGTCACTTTTTTCTCCTATGGTTTTGTTTACTAATACATATTTACCTTTCACGTTTTCATATCCACGCCTTTTTAAACTTTTTATAAAATTCCTTAATTTTCTTTGGTTGTTAAAAACCCTATGTGCAAATATATACTCTCCATCCTTGCTGTCAGCATTCCAAAAGTTAACCACATATTTGTGTACTCCAATGTCTGCTGTTATATGAAAGACTTTTTTATACATTCTGTTTCTCTAGTATTTTCTGTGATATTTCTGTTGCTTTTTTACAACTTTTTATCTGATTATTTGATAATTTTTGTAATGATTGCCAATAACAATCGTATTTATTAGCCAAATATCTACAAGTGCTAATTTCACTCAGACCTTGTAAGCAATATGTTTCAATCTCATCTTTGATTATTTGTGATGCTTTGGCTATGTCATTAGCTTCAATCACAGTCAATCTCAGGTGTTTTTATNAANTTGCCACTTATTAATGATATTTGACTCATTGCTATTAACATACTTTTTTTTGTATTAGTGCTTACATGCATAACTTGTAAATCATTTTCTGTAAAAATGTCTTCACCTTCATGCATATATGTTTTGTCTGCGTTTCTAACCCAATCAAGTGCAGATTTTTTTGTGCTAAATAAATGATTGTCATAGTTATTTATGTCTTGAAAATAGTAAAACTTCACATTGCACTCCTATAATCATTAGCTTGTTCTTCTTCTTTTAGCTTTATATATGCGTGTAGGACACTCTCAGGTGTCTCACCAAGCGTTTTATTAAACAGTCTACGCCTTTCTATTATATTGATTAACTCGTTCTTAGAACGCATGTATTCCCATACTTCCATTTCGCCTAGTTCATCATTCAGTTCTTGTACTTGTTCTTTACAATAAAACATAATTTACCCCTGTAATTGTTTCTTAGCTACTCTATGTGAGTCAGCACTGATTATTTTAGTTTGAAATCCTTGTTTCTTGAATTTCATTGCCTGATCATCTATTTCACCATACGCATGAGACCTCATTCTTTGCCACCAGTCAGCATCAGTTGGTTTTTTTACATATAAGTGGAATGTTTTAGCGTTTTGATTTCCTACTATCTTAGTCATTATTTTTCTCCTTCTTGATTTTCAACTTCAATAAATGCTTCTAATAGACATATTAGATTTTCAGCTTCTTCAATGTTTAAATACCATGATAATGGTTCGTGTTTAGTTCTAAATCTATTATTAGATGTTCTTTTAGTTTCTTCTTTACCTGCAAGTATTCTAAATTCTTTTTTTCCTCTGTAATTATCATCTAAATATGAAACAACTGCATAGTCATTATATTGTGTATTACAATATGGTTCCTTGAGGTCACCTTGTTTTTTATCTACAAAAAAGTGTTGATAACCTTTTCCATTATTGTTTTCAATAAAGGCTTTTTTTAGGTTAGCTATTTTTTGTTTTCTTGTTAATTTTTTCATTTTATTTTTTCCTTACTCTTTGAGTATCAATTTATTATATAACAAGTATAACCCCATAATGGAATAATGTGCAAGGATTATTTATGTTATTTTTAAAAGGGTAAATCATCTTCTGTTTCATCATCTATCCAGTTCTGATTACCCTCATACAATTGTTTTGCATATTTTTGTCCTGCTGTTTTTCTAAAACCATAGTATTCAAAGAACTTAAACTCATTGCCAAACTTGGTGTGCAGTTGAGCATGATGAAATGCACATAATGGAATTACTTGATCATCACCTGCTTTTAAAGACCACCCACGCTTACCATCACTGGGCTTTAATAAGTGATGTGCTTGTACAGAACCATTGCAAGATAAAAACCCTGACCTACTTACAAAGCAAGGCAGGGTTCTTACCCACATAAGATGTTTCTGATTGGTTAGTCTTTTAGACATCTAGAAAGGCATATCATCATCTAGTTCTTCGGTAGGAAAAGGTGACTCAGATTCTTCTTTTTTTATTGCATCAACCAATCCACAAGATAGTGTTTTAGTTCCTGCTTCTTCATTTACATTGACCCAACCACCAAACTTTTGACTTACAGTTTGACCATTTCCAAGATCAACAGTAACAGGTCCACCAATATCAGGTGCATTTTCACTAGCGTTTCCATCTTTTAAATAAAGAAGTCCGACTGATTGCACCAGTTCAAATTTAGCGTTTTCATTACCATATTTGTCTTTCATAGAAGTTTTAAGAATACTATAGTATTTATCAAACCCAGTTTCATTTGCATCATAAGGGTCATTCTTATGATGTATAGAACCTTTCCAAATAACCTTAGAGTTGTTCTCTTTCCACATAGTACCTTTTCTGTCTTTCTTAATATATTCTGCCATTTTATTCTCCTTTTAAATTAAATTTATATTCATAACCTTTACTGTTATGTCTTCTTCTTTTTATAACAATCTCACCATATCTAGGTAAGTCATATAATTCTCTACACTTATCTTTTCGCATGTTCCTAATACAAGCAGAAATAGTGTTCTCTCCATAGAATCTTTTTTTACGAGCATACTCCTCTCCAAACCAACCTGCATATGCGTTGACTATCTTTTGTTGTATCTCATGGAACATAAGCCAATTGTTTTTAACATAACCTGACCTGAGTGTCATAAATACACAGTCATCAACTGTGTATTTATTCCTAGACTTCTTTTCTATGCTTTGTGGAACTTCCATTAGAAGTTGCCTTGGTCTTGTGTTGATTCAGGTGCTTCATCAATTGGTTGCTTTACAACTTTTGGTTTACTTCTTTGCATAGCAGCTTCTGCATCATCATCTTCTTTTCTAGTTGCAACTCCACATGCCATTAGCAAAGAATATCTTTTTGCATAGGAGTACGCACTACCATATGCCTGTGGGTCTTGTTTTGCAGCTGGTATTGTGACCTTGCCTGTTGAAAGACTGCCACCATGCCCATGAAATACTGTCTCAATGCAAACACCATTATCAATATCATGTGCTACTTGCTGAAGCAATATGCCATTGCTGTTTAAAGGTTTCTTAACAGAATCAATAACCTCTTTCAAACTTGCATAGTCGCTTTTGAAAAAAGGGTTATTAGCATCCTGCACTACATGGTCAATTTCTTGTTGTGCCTTAACCAAAGCATTTATCAATGTATCTGTTGATTTCATTTTATTCTCCATAGTTCTTTAGCAACTGCTCTATCAGAATCAGACCACATCCAATTGGAAAAGTCAGGATAGAACTGGTCTACCAAAGAGTTAATATCATTATTTTGTAAAAGGTTCATCATTGCTGATGCGACCCTATACACTTCATTCAACCTCATGTTTATATCATCTACCTCAAATGTAATGACCTCTGCTTTTGTTTTGGTCACATACAGGTAATCTGCATAAGCATGTTTTTCTAGGGCAGAACCATATAATGCAATCTGCCTTTGAACTGGTGGTAGTAATGCTGATGGTCTTTTTGCAGTAGTTTTTATATCTCTAATGCAATCAGAATATTCCATATCAACATATCCTATTATTGGTATTGGTAAATCTTCGTATTGAAGTTCTACTTTCTTTTGATAGCTTACAGGTTCTCCAAGTTTTTTATAAAAAGGTAAGCCTACTTCTAAATACTTTTCTATGTTGTTGTATTCAGTATCTGCTTTCTCTTTATCAAATATATTGCCCTGTTTCTTTTCATAGTTCATTAGTGCCATAAACTCTTTTTGTGCTTCTGCAACTGATGTCTTGTTTCCTATTGCATGATCTATAACTGTACCTCTTAACATAGCAGGGTTAGTGGGTGATTTATGTTTAGCAAGATACCTAACAATAAATAAAGGTATATCTTGTATAAATAGATTTATAGAACTAGCTGATAGGTGTTCTATATCAAACTGGTCAAATGGATTATTACTGCTCATTGTCAAATCCAAAATATTTGTTAATTTTTCTAATCAGATTTTTATTTACTTTTCTTTGACTTTTAATATTGTTGACTTGAGCTTTCCATGAGTCAATTTCTTTTTCTAAAGCATTGTCATCTTTAGCTCTACTAAGTCCAATTTCTGATGACATAAGTTGATGCTCAAAATAGTCTTCACTTAATTGTGTGCGTATGATTTTAAGTTCTTCTCTGTTGAATTGTAGTTTGGGTTCTTTCATTTTATGTCCTCATTTTATTAAACTTCCATGAGTATAAATACTTAATGGAATAATTACAAGTATAATTTCATTTAATTTTTGCTCTTACATTTTATTACTATATGGGTTAAAATCCAATTTGGGTTTCAATACAATAAATAATAATACATAAGGTGAAGGTATGAAATTAAAACAATATTTAGATACAAACGAATTAACTCAAGATCAATTTATAAAAGCAATGGAAAAAGAAACTGGTCACAAGCTATCACAAGGTGGTCTTTCAAAATACATCTTAGAATCTCGTATACCAAGAAAGACAGAAATGGTTGCTATACATAAATATACAAAAGGTGCGGTTCAACCTAATGACTTCTATCTAGGCTAACCTAGTTTTAAATCATCATACCAGTTAGAACTATCTTCTGAGACAGATGGAACAGGTGCTACTTCTTGCATCTCATATTCTTCAAAATCAAGATAGCGTTTCTGTGATAACCAAGTAGAACAATGAGGAATGTATTTCTTATCCATCTGCTTGACCTGAATCTCATTTAAAAACCTATTAAGCATTTCAACTAATTTATCTTGGTCATATTTCTTGATAACTAGTTTGTATCTATTTTCTGCTAATGCCTTTTTTTCCTTTCTAGGATATAGAGACCAAAACTTTTTAAAATCATACATATATTCTTTCGTATCATCTTTAGTTTCTTCTTTAGTATTGGGTGGTGTGGAGACCCCTAGGGTGGGGGTGTCCAGTACAGGGGGGGTGGGGGTCTGTAGACCCCTAGGGTCTATATTCTCTGATTTAAGTGTAAGAAAGTATCTGTTAGATGTATTACCACCATCAGCTTTGTATCTTGTTTGAATCTTAAGTAGACCTAGTTCTTCAAACTCTTTTACTATTCTAGCAATATGCTTTGGGTCTTTAAGCCCAGCCAACTTTGCTATGTGAGAATAACTTGGATAGCAACTGTTCTGATCATCACAGTAGTTGGCTAGAAGTATTAGGATTAATCTCTTAGTTGGTGTTTGACCTTCAAACTGAATCTTTAGTGCTTTATTAAGACATTCTATGGACATTCTTTCCTCTCTTTTTTTTTATCTTGGGTTAGACAAGATATCCCTAATCAAAATCTAAGTCAATACAAAATGGATTATTAAATATACTTTTCATCATAATCTTTATGCAGATGTAATTTTTGTTCTATTGCTTCTAGTAAACAATCTTCAACTTCTTTCCAAGTTGTAAATTCAATTCCATGTTCAATACCATTTATGTTTACATAGTAAAGCCTGACGTGTTCGTAATAAGCAACATCATAGAAATTAGTATAAATATCATCAGGATTAACCCATTCATCTAAAAGTTTTTGAACTCTCTTCTTGGCTGACATTCGTCTTTTGATATATCTCTTAGGTTCAGGAATAATAACTAAGCTCACATCTTCAAAAGGCTTATGTCTTTTACTTAGTCTTCTCTTACAAGTGGTTCTTTCAAAATCCGCAAACTGAACATTTGCACCATTAAGACTCTTAACTAAATCTTTTATAGAAGGTTGTTCAGGATGTAAGTGATGTAAGAGCAAACAGAACTCAGAAACAAACCTAGCTCCATGTAAATCATTTGTAAGACAATGTGCATACTCATGAAGTAGAACTCCATAAGACCTACCCCATTCATTCCTAATCATAATCTCATTGTTACTAAAGGCATAACACTTGCCATGTCCATTTCTAAATCTAAGAGTCACTCTGAGTTTAAAGATTTTATTTAATCTCTTAATAACATCCTGACACTGTTTCTGACTTAGGTAACTGTTCTTAATCATCCATGACTGAGAATCTTCCCAGTCATAGACTTTTTGTCTTTGGATATCTCTCACGCTACCTCTATTACTTTAAAGGTTTTGCATGTTTGGATTTTATCCCAAGTAGACCTTTTTATTTTAGTCCAATGGTTCTCTCTAAAAGTACTAAGTACAGCAGGTCTGATCTTCACCCACTTCCAACCTATCTGACCAACTTGAAAGTGATGATAACCATGAGCCAATCTATTAGCTCTTTGAGGGTCATTGTAAAATCTTACTATGTCTCTCTTCTTTTTTGCTTCCTTATGTAATGGTAGATTTTTGTATCTTTTTTTCATTTTATTCTCCTTTTTTTCAATTTATAAAAATACTGTCACATAACCATTATAACACATTATTCCATTTTGGTGTAATTTATTTTACTCTATCATTTTACGAATTGGATTATTTTGTGATAATATCCGATATGTAATGACTAAAAAATCAACTAAGACTAAGTTAACTGAAGAACTCAAAACAATCTTGAGGACAGAGTTTGTGCAGGGTATAGAGTTAGAGACTGGTGAGAGACAGCATTATTCCATAGAAGATTTAATCAAAAAGTACAATGTAGCACCTGCTACTTTATATAGAGCATCTCAATCTGAAAGTTGGAAAGCTCTTAGAGAACAGTATAATCAAGAGTTGCAAGAAAAGATAAACTCAGAAAGACAGAAATTAATTGCTAGAGAGTCAGTAAGATTTGATGATAAGTTTATGACTAAAGCAAATGAAGTAATAGATCAAATTACTTATTACTTAGAAATAAATCAAGAAGCAATGAATGATAAAACAAACCCTCTACCACCAACACAAATTCTAGCATTAACAAATTCACTATTAGCTTGTCAAAAACTGGCTAAGATTTCAATGGGAGAAATAACCGAGAATATAAATGTCCAATCAACTATTAAAGAAGCAGAAGCATTTAACAGAATCATGGAACTACTGGACACTGTTAAAACAGAACGCCTTAACAGCGACAGCGAATCATTACACTGAGTGGCTAAAACTATCTCGTAAAAAACAATTAGCTCCTGAACCAGTAGAAGATTATCTTATATGGCTTATATTAGCAGGTCGTGGTTGGGGTAAAACAAGAACAGGTGCAGAAGACATAGCTTTATATGCTATGAGAAATAAAAATGTGAATTGTGCAGTCGTTGCACCAACACACGGAGATTTAAGAAGAGTTTGTTTTGGTGGTAACAGTGGGTTATTAACAATTATTCCCAAAGAGTGCTATTTAAACTCACCTGATCAAAAAGGTTATTCATCTAGTGTATCTGAGATTAGATTATGGAATGGTTCCAAGATAACTGGTTACGCTGCTCAAGAACCTGAAAGATTAAGAGGACCGCAGTATCATAGAGCTTGGTGTGATGAAGTTGCTTCTTGGAGATACCCTGAAGCATTTGACCAACTGATGTTTGGTTTAAGATTAGGTGATAACCCACAATGTGTAATTACAACAACTCCAAAACCAAATAAATTAATAAAAGATTTAGTAGGTAGAGATGATGTACATGTTACAAGTGGTTCTACATTTGAGAATCAGGACAATCTAGCTGACTCTGCTTTAAAAATGCTTAGAGAAAGATATGAAGGTACTAACTTAGGCAGACAAGAACTATATGCAGAAATCATAGAAGCATTTGAAGGTGCTTTATGGAATCCTGCATTAATAGATGAAGGAAGAGTGCATGAAGATAAAGATTTACAACAAATAATAGTAGCTATTGACCCTGCGGTGACAGCTAATGCAAATTCTGATGAAACAGGTATAGTAGTAGTAGGAAAAGACTTCAATAATCATTTTTATGTTTTAGAGGACTTATCAGGAAGACATCCGCCTGATAAATGGGGTAGAATAGCTATTAATGCTTTCTATGAATGGGAAGCTGATAGAATAGTAGCTGAAGTGAACAATGGTGGCGATTTGGTAGAAAGGCTTATTAGGAATATAGACAACAATGTTTCTTATAGAAGTGTAAGAGCAACAAGAGGTAAAATCCTGAGAGCAGAACCAATCGCAGCTTTGTATGAACAAAGGAGAGTGCATCACATGGATGTGTTTTCAGAGTTAGAACAGCAAATGTGCAGTTATACTGGCGAGACAAATAGTTCACCTGATAGATTAGATGCTTTAGTATGGGGATTAACCGAATTGAGCAAGTCTAAAGGACAAGTAAACTGGAGAATAAGCTGATGGCAGAACAAACATTTTTTCAAAGGTTATTTAATAATAAACCTACAGAACAAAAAAATTCAAACATGATGGGCTACTTTGGGGTCGGTACTGAAGAAGCAAAGACCTACAAGTATCAAGACTTAGCAAAGGAAGGATATTTAAAGAATGCAATTGTTTACAGATGTGTAAATGAAATATCTAAAGGTGCAAGTGCTGTACCTTTTATTGTAAAAGCAGGAGATCAGATAATTGAACAACACCCACTTATTGACCTACTTAATAGACCCAATCCTTTACAATCCTACTCAGAGTTTTTTAACTCCTTATTTGGTTATGTGCTTCTTAGTGGTAATGCTTACATCCTTAAAGTAGGTGGTGTCACAGGTACGCCAAAAGAACTACATCAATTAAGACCTGACAGAATCAATATTAAGGGAAGCGGAACTGCTATTCCTGATAAGTATGAATATGTCATCAATGGTAGGATTCAACATACATATGAAGTTGACCAAGACAATGGATTTAGTGAAGTCAAACATGTAAAACTATGGAATCCACTTGATGATTATTATGGGTTAAGCCCAATGAGTGCTGCTGCTATTGAGGTTGATCAGTTCAATATGGCAAGTAAACACAATGTCAATCTATTACAGAATGGTGCAAGACCAAGTGGTGCTGTCATATTTAAACCACAGGATGATGCAGGGTTTGCTGTAAACCTGACAGAATCACAAAGACAACAATTACTCACTGACCTTAATAACAGATTTAGTGGAGCTGGTAATGCTGGTAGACCAATGTTGCTTGAAGGTGACTTTGATTGGAAAGAGATGGGACTTAGTCCAAAAGATATGGATTTCCATGCATTAAAGAATATGGCAACCACTGATATAGCATTATGTTTTGGCGTTCCAAGTCAATTAGTTGGTGTTCCTGATTCGCAGACTTATTCTAATGTAGCTGAAGCAAGACTTGCTTTATATGAAGAAACAATTATCCCACATTTAAGAAAGATATCATCAGACCTGAATGAGTGGTTAGTGCCAATGTTTGATGAAAGACTGTCTATTGAATTTGATATTGATTCTATACCTGCATTAGCTGAAAGAAAAAAGAAGACGTATGAGAATGTAACATCAGCAGTTCGTGAAGGGATTATGACAAGAAACGAAGCTAGAAAGATTATTGGATTAGAACCAGTACAAGGTGCAGATGAATTATATGTTTCAGCAACTCTATTCCCAATCGGTGATGGTGAAGTTGAAAAACCTAAGAATCCAATCAATGAAGAAGATTTAGAAGATTATGATAATGATGATGAGGTTGATAAAGAGATAGACTTTTTACTTCAAGAAGAAAAAGCATTATCTGATATCAATACAGTACCTACCAGTGAAATGGCAGAAGAAGCTAAGAGAGGGCTTGAACTTAGAAAAAAGTTCAATAGGGGTGGCACTGCTGTCGGTGTTGCTCGTGCAAATCAATTAGTAGCAAAAGAAAGACTATCTATATCTACAGTCAAAAGAATGTACAGTTTTTTCAGCAGACATGAAGTAGATAAAAGAGCTGAAGGTTTTAGACAAGGCGAAGAAGGATATCCAAGTGCAGGAAAGATAGCTTGGTTGCTTTGGGGTGGTGATTCAGGCTTTGCATGGTCAAAAAGAAAACGCCAACAAATAATCACAGAAGAAGATAAAGAGTTTGCATTACAAGAACATATAGAAAGCAAAGAAGATGAAAAGGCTTTATCAGGTAAGGTTAAAGAAGGATTACAAAAGAAAGTTGATGACCATAATGAAAAGCATGGAAACAGCAAAACTAAAAGAGCAACTCTTAGAATGTTAGAAGCAGTGTTTAGAAGGGGTGTTGGTGCATATAGAACTAATCCTTCAAGTGTAAGACCAAGTGTAAGCAGTCCTGACCAGTGGGCATATGCAAGAGTGAACAGTTTTTTGAGAGCATTATCATCAGGTAAATTTAGAGGTGGCAAACACGACACAGATTTATTTCCAAAAGGACATCCATTATCTAGCAAATGAAACTTAATCAGAAAAGATTTAATACCTTTAGACAAAGGAGCATTAGCAACAGAGCAGAAACAAGAAGACAACTTGCACTAAGAAACAATCTAGAAAAAAGATTTTTTAAAAGATTAAACACCCTTTTTAGAAAATTTTTAAATGTTCAATTACATTTGTACAAACAATATGGTATCTACAACGAAGATGTAGCAATACAATCGCTGAATGAAGATTTTATGCCACTGATTTTGACTCATTACAGAAGAACATTTCAAGTAATCTATAAATCAAACGAAGATAAGTATTTTGGTAATCAGAAACAAGATGCATTTGTATTTGGTAGAAGTACAGACTTTGAATCAGTTGTAGAGAATTACTTTAACTCAAGACAACTTATTTTAACAGGTATAACTACAAGAATGGCTAATAGAATCAGTAAGCTGATAGAACAAGGTAGAGCAGACAATCTCACATTACCTGAGATTACTAAATTAGTATCAAGTAAATTCTTACCCATAAGCAGAAGCAGGGCTGCTTTAATTGCACGAACTGAAACACATAACGCAGCCTCTTTTGCAAACCACTCGTATCATCAAACAGTACAATCTGATTTAGGAATCAAAATGATGAAAAAATGGGTAGCAACAAATGATGGAAGAACAAGACCTACTCATGCATCTGCTAATGGTCAGATTGTAGATATGAATGAAGATTTTACTGTTGGTGGAGTTCCTATGGGATATGCTGGTGATTCAAAAGGTGGAGTTGCCAACGTCATCAACTGTAGATGTGTGATCATCTATGCTGATGAAAGGGATATGGAATAAAAAACCCTTCTAAAATGAAGGGTCTTGATAATATCTTCTTGTTCCGAAATGAATATACCCATGACCTTTTCTAAATCTACCAGTATCTTGATTTTTGAATGATACTTTGTAAGTATTTTCAAACATCCAGTTCTTTTCCTGAACATACTCTTCGCTACCTTCAGGATTAGGGATATAGATGTAAGATTGCTTTCCACCATATTGATAACTATGGTTGCCATCAGGTCTATAATTATCTCTTCTTAAAGTGATGGTTCTGTTACCTTTCTTACCAGTGATTTCAGTAACAGTATAAGGATAGCTATCAGTACCACTTGATCTAGTAGCAGCCATGCCTACTTGAATATCTAGCTTTTCTGTTTTTTCTACTTCTACTTTTGGTAGGTTCTTTAGAAATTCTTTGATGTTTATTTCGTTTTTCATTTTATTTTACCTTGCCTTTCGGCTTTCAATTTATTATAAAACTATTATAACCCCATAATGGAATAATGTGCAAGGATTATTTTAATTATTTTATATATCCCTATATATTGTGCTAATCTATTCAATAAGATACTATATATGTAAATATGCCTACACCAAAACCCAACAGTAATGAGTCTAGGCAAAATTTTATAACAAGATGTATGGGAGATGACACTATGGCGAGTGAATATACTGATTCCGAGCAACGATTAGCTGTCTGTACTAGCGAGTACGATTCAAACAAAGAAGATTCTATTCAGAATGATGAAAAACACATAAGAGCAGTTGAAGAAACAGATGACTCTTATATCATTGAGTTTGGTAAAAGCAAACCTGATTCTGAAGAAACTGTAGATGAAATGGCTTCTAAAGAAGAAGTAGAAAAAGAATCTATAGAAATTAAATCAAGCATCAAAGCCTACGATGATGAAGATGAAGATAAGAACTATGGAACATTTGAAGGATATGGTTCTGTCTTTGGAAACAAAGATTTAGGTAATGATGTTATTGAAGCAGGTGCGTTCGCAAAGTCTCTCAAAAAAAGAAAACCACAAAATGTAAAACTCTTATATCAACATAAATCAGATATGCCTATAGGTGTTTTTGATGAGATCAAAGAAGATGAACATGGTCTTGTTGTAAAAGGTAGACTTGCATTGAAAACACAAGCAGGTGCGGAAGCATACGAATTATTAAAAATGGGTGCATTAGATGGTCTATCAATAGGCTTTAGAGTAAACCCAAAAGAAGTTTCATATGATAAGCGTGGTAATAAACGTATTATCAAAGAAGTAGATTTGATGGAAGTGTCGTTAGTAACCTTTCCCATGAACCCTCAGGCAACTGTTCGTTCAGTGAAAGGTGAAGAAATTTCTATTAGAGAGTGGGAAAATGGAATGCGAGATGCTTTCAGTCTTTCTCGTTCAGAAGCAAAGATGGCTGCAAAAGCAGTCACTGATGCATTCGGTCAGCGAGAGGTTGACTCAAATGTTGAATTGGTAGATGCCATAAAGAACTTAACTTTAACCTTAAAATCTTAATAGGAGATTATTATGTCGGAAGATATAAAAAATGCTATAACAGACTTAGGCACAACTTTTGCAGAATTTAAAAAAGTTAATGACCAAAGACTAGAGCAGATTGAAAAAGGCGAAAGTACAGCATTAGTAGACGAGAAATTAGCTAAGATGGAAGCTAAAATGGATTCTTATGAAGACATTAATCAAAAACTTACAACTGCTGAACTTAACGCTGATAACATCAAAAGCCAAATTGAGAAACTAGAGACAATCGTAACACGACCAAACTCAGGTTTTGAATCAAAGCAAGTAGATGAATACATGGGTGCATTTGACACTTACTGTAGGAAAGGACTGGAAGGTCTTGATGCAGTAGAGAAGAAAGCACTAACAGTCAGCAATGACTCAACTGGCGGATATTTAGCACCACCTGAGTATGTGAGAGAATTGTTAAAAACAATTACTGAAATCTCACCAATCAGAAGTATTGCTAGAATTCGTTCCACTGGTGCTA